CATGGTCTGGTAGATATGATAACTCAGGATATGCATCACGATATTTTTCAAATGCTTCTCTACTGATTAACATAAATCCAGTTCCTGCTTCTTGTACTTCAACAGGTTCACTCAATTTAAATTGTTGCATACCTTTAACTGGGTTGAATACAAAGTCTGATGTAAATCTTTCTAGTTCAAATGGATTCTCATCACTCTTGCCCATTTGAGCTGCCTTAGCTACTTTTTCCCATGCAATTGTTTTCTTAGGATAAGGTCCAGTTACAATAGGATATTCTTCAGGGTCTTGTAAATGTACACCAAGTAATGCTAAAGCATCACGAGGGTTAAATGCAACGTCTGCATCAATGAATAATAGATGAGAACAATCTGAACGCATGAATTCGTCTACTATATAGTTCCTAGCACGTTGTACAAGGCTCTCATTGAAAAGGAAATAGTATTTTAATGGGATACCATGAGTAGCACATAACATGCTTAGATCGTTGGTAGCCTTCGTGTAAAGGCCTGTTGCTTGACCACCATACATTGGTGTGCCAACAAAAATACTATGTTTTCTTAGTTCTTCTGTTTTGATTTCAATTTTCATATTTGCTCCAAATCGTTTTCTGCTCTTACGATCGCTTGTAATCTGAGTACATCAGCTAAGACATCCCAAGAGCTATCGTGCGCTTTAAATATTTTATCCCATTTTTCTGAATCGGCAATAGGTGTAAATCCGTTTTGTTTATTTTCAAAGTTAAACTTAGCATCAATATAAGTTCTCATATCACGCACCATATAGTACTTCAAATAGTTATAGAGATGTGCTTTACGGCCTTGACTATCAAATAGTCTTGTAATAATAATTGGGTCAAAAGCATTTCCTCGAGTCCACCAATGGCCGATGTTTTCGTCAACAACTAAATTGTGAAAGTTGGATACAAACTCTTTTACTGTAAGGTCTTGCTGTGATGGTTTAACTTTATCACGAACTTCTTTAGATTGCTCTTGCCAAAACTTAATAACATCTTCTTCAATGTTATATCCATAGTCTTTGACTTGTTCTGCAACATTAAGTTTAAAGCGTCGAGTCTTGTTAATGTCTGCAGGTGTATAAGGATTGGTTGTAAAATTATCCCAATCAAAAATCATTACAGAACAATCAACGACTGCACATGTTGTGGGTTCAGTCCCCATTGTTTCAAAGTCAAGTACTAAATGTTTTTTCATGTCATAAACTCAGTTATATCTATAGATGAATGGCTATCACGAATACGCTGTGACAAATTGTCTTGGTATAAGAATGTAGCATCTTCCATCGGTAATTTTTTCTCTATTGCTTTTTTAACTTGACGAGCCATATCCCTTGCAGTCTTGTAAGGTACATTTTGGCAGATATGATTGATGCTTTTTTCTGGGTCAAGTAGTTCATAATCTTGTGGAAGCCCCATGATGTTCATTGCTTCCCTTATGTTTATATATCTATCTTCAACAGGATGCGTGAGAACATGTGGCATATGTACTACGAAAGCTCCGATGTATCTAACTGGAACTACTGTTCCTCGCCACATTACACCGCCTCCAGCTTTAAGTTTTTCATATCGTCTCATACATTTTTCAGCTTCTCTATCAAGTCCTAAGCCTTTCATGTATTCAGCTACTTCAGCATAGTTTTTACCAAAGTGATGTATGATTTCACTTTCAATATTAAATGATGCTCTTGTAAATGTTTCGTCTTCTCTTAATTCTGCTGCAAAATCACTATGAGTCATTCCGCCCTTAAGTTCTTCTAATAAGTATTTGTAGTAAGGGTCGTCTTGTGATGGAATACGCTTATTAATTGCTTCTGTTTGGAAATTAGATTTTGATTCCATTAATAAGTCAGTAATGGTTGGCATTGGTTTATCAAAATACTCAAACGTTGGTACCTTATTATTAAATACATCTTTTTTCCAAAAGAAATAGAATGAGCGTCTACGAACTTGAGGATTACCGTGCAATAATGTTTTAGTAGTATAGATGGTCATATTATAACCAGCTTCTTGCCCAATCTCCATTAGTTTCTTTTTCATAAATGCGCCGACATTGGTTGCAAGAGCAGGAGCGTTTTCACCCCATAATACTTTAGGACCAATTTCATTTAATACGAATCTTGTAGATTTTTCTAACCATTGGTTATTTGGATTTTCTTCACCATAAGAATTATGATAACTACTTAATCCTGCACAAGGACATACCGATGATACCACATCAACTTTCTTATATCGCTTAGGTGCATTATCACCATCAATAACGTGATATGGAACATCATGGTCATGTTCTTTATAATAATTCAGCAAATGCTTTTCGTTACCTTCAAATCCGCCGTATGTCATTAAATACTCAGGCTTCTGTCCGTAAGCTTCATCAGATGCTAATATCTCCCCTCCAATTAATGGGATAATTCCTGCATGTTTCATTCTACTACTCCTAAAAGCTCACTTCTTTGTGTCGCCTTATCTAGTGGGTGGTTATCATAAAGACATTCTTTTTGAGCCTTACCCAGTTTTGTTAATTCTTCAATAGACATATTCTCAACACTTTCAATAGTATTTCCAACATATGCCTCCCCGTAAATTTTACCTTCTGCATCTGAACATACGAGCACTGACTCTACATCAGCAACTTGTTGAACACGAGAACGCCACCAACCAGAACCTGCATGATAATATTCAGGCATCATGCAACCCCAGTTCTCATTATAAATCTTACACATCTCAGGCTCTTTCACTCTATATGTTTCAATGCCTTTAGTTTGTTTTGTTTCTCGTCTTGGGCCAAAGTTTAATACATCCCATGTTGGTTTCTGTTTGTTGAACCAACCCATAGTTTTACTTTGTACAATAGATGAGAATATCCACCTATGTTTCTTTTCATCGGGTGGTAGAATAATTGGCTCATCATCAAAGAATCCAAGTAATCCAACATCCTCACCATAATTGTTTTCAGGTCTACGATTAAGATTGTAAGGGTTTGGATTATAATTAATAATCTCACCTTTGTAGTCAATCTTAAATAACTCGTTTTCACCACCTGCAAATGTACATAAAATCAGTTTACTAGTTTTGCGATTTACTATTTGACATGCTTCAATAAACGTGTCGATATGTTTACCCATATCTTCAAGTGGTGTATCGCCTTTATATAGATTTGCAAGATAAGTATTTGTTCCATAATCATAGAATGGCTTACCTGAAGCTTTATGCTTAATAAGATTTTCTTCGTATAATTTAAACGAGGTAAATACTTCACGTACTTGCCAATCATCGTTAGCAAGAATTGCATCAGGTCTTGCAGTTAGTGCATATAATGCATCAAAAGCATGGTGAGCAAAAGATTTAACAGATGAAAGATAAATGATAACTTTATCATATCCGCTAAGGTCTTCTCCAATACTAATTGTTCGTTGTTCAATTTCATGGCCCATATCTTCAAGGCAACGAATTAAACTGTAATGTGAGTTTAATATTTTGAGCTCTTTACCAAGATAATAGTCTTTGGTACACTGCTCTTTATTACACCCAGTAATTAAAATTTTCATCAATAATTCTCCATTCTATAGTTTGGATTCCCAGTCCAAAAATTTCTGTTCATCGAAAGTTTTAGTACCTCCAGCAGTAGTTACATGCTGAATGTATTTACCTTTCTTGCCCCAGTGTCCCCACTCATTACTTATGTTTGTGTATTCACCATAGTGGTTACCAACTAAAACATTAAATAATGATTGGTCATGCTGTGGTTGAGGCACAACTAATTGTGCTTTCCAGTGGTCTTTAGTCGCTTCGTAATATTTTCTATCAAATAAAACTGTACCTGAGCAAAAGTATATATGCTCATCTGGTATTCCTAAGCGATCGTTAAATCTTTTTTGTTTTGCTGCAGCAGCTTCTGTATTATAGCCGTAATCCATCATTGCTGAAAATTCATCGTTCTCAAATAAGTTAGGACAAATTTTAGTAATAATAGCATCACTATCCAAATACATAATTTTATCGTACCCTTGCTCGAATAGTTCGTAAATATAAAGCTTATGATATGCAGGTGAATATTGTCCACCCAACCATTCGTCAGTTGTTAAACGAAAATACTCTGCTCCATTCTTTTCAGCATAAGCCTTTGCTCTTAAAGTAGAGTAATCATATAAGTCTTGGGCGTAATGGAATTTTTTCTTACCTTCTGAGCGACCGCCATTGGGCTTTATTTGGACTTGGAACACAAGGTTCTTTTCAATTTTACTCATAATATATTACCTTTTAATTGTATATTATAACATGTTTTTATTAGAATGTACACAATTATTTATGAAAATTTTCAAAGTAATTTGCTGGCTTCAATGATTTTCCAATCAATCCCAGCTTCTTTAAACATGTCAGATGTTTTAGCAAAGGAGCTTTTCCAATTATCTGGTACATCTTCCGTTGCCATAACAGCTCTTAAACAACCAACTTGAATGATACCTTTTGCACATTCGTGGCAGATAGGTAATCCCCAAACATATGCAGTTGCACCATTAAGAGATTGACCGTGAGCTGTAGCATTGTATATGCCATTCATTTCTGCATGAGATACTAACTCATACTTAAGCTCTCTGTTATTGTATCGCTCTTCTGTGTCGTCGATACCTCGTGGAAAGCCATTATAACCTGTAGATACGATTCTACGATTAACAACATAGACAGCACCTATTTGTTTAGATGGGTCTTTGCTCCAAGTTGAAACTTCTTTTGCTAATCTTAGAAATCTAATATCCCATTTATCAGCCATTCATTAATTCCTCAATGAAATTAAAGTGTCTTTCGTAAACATGAAAGTTGGATGCTGTCCAAAAGATATTGCCGACTTGAACATTTAAGTCATTCGCCAATTCTTGTTGAACATGTTTTGCCCATGCAACATCGTTATTGTAACCAAAGACTGCATCGTTAGAACGCATCAAGTAATGAGATTCAAGTTGACCATCGCGAATATAAAAAGTATTTGCATATGTACACATAAAATCTGACATACCATCACGATTGTAATCCAAATGCATTGAAGGCCTATTGTATAACATAGTGGCTCTACGGGAATTTGGATTGCTCTTCAGTTCACGCAATACATGTTTATATTGGTTACCATTATCTTCAGAATAAATGCACCAGCCGTAATTAGAATTAATCTGGCCCTCTGTCGATGCAATGTCTTTCCATATCTGAGGAGTTTCTCCTGGGATATCGTTTACATTAAGGGATTGAGATTTGTACCACTCTAATTCACGCTCGATATAAGCGTAAGCAGGTTTACGAATAACATAATCTTGGTCAGCAACAAATGTTGCACCAATGATTTCAATAGTTTTAGCACCTGTTCTGTCGATTACAAAATCTTCGTCAAGGTACTTATCAATGATTAGTTGTCTTATGTTACCAACTGTCAACATTAAATACTCTCCAGCAACGCTTCCATATCTTCAACTTCAGTTACAACTGAGTTAATGTTTTGTTTGTGAAATACTCTTGCAGCTTTACGAAGTGTTCCTTTTGGGATATCAACATCGTCAGCTAGTGCATCAATAGCATCTTTTTGGAATGCTCTTTCTGCTTCAATTCGTACAAATGAATTACTGATTTCTTCAAATGCTCCACGTATGCGTTTTTTATCTTCTTCGCTTGAAGGTATAATAATATTACTCATCTCTATTTCTCCTGTTGAATGCGTCTGCTCGAGGGTCTTGCCCAGGAATCATCTGTCTAGCATAAGCTACAAAGAAACTCGAGTAGTTAATTAAGTCTTTTGCTGAATCTTCAAGAGATTCAAAGTTTGGTTCGTAATCATCAGATTGCATGGCTTCCATGACTGATTTCATGCGGAGCATTTTAGCGTGCATGATGTCATGGATTGTTGTGATGCCATTGGGGTAATAGTCTGCTTGGGAAACAGACGAATTAGGATTCTGATAATCACGAGATTTTTTTTCTTGTAAGTCAATGCATTCTTGCAATACATTTACTGATTCTCGTGCCATAGTTTTACTCACTTTTGTCATAATTTAAAGTATTATTATAACACACTAATGTGTGTTTGTCAACCAATATTTGTATTTTATACAACCTTTGGTGGAATTGGTGCACTGAATTGCTTTACAGTTTGAAGCTTATCTTCAGCTTCTGCTAACTTAGCTACTTCAGTATCAAGAGTTTCAATAGTACCAGGATGTTCTGCTACTCCAACTCCATTTTCTAAAAAGATAGCGATATTCGCTGTATGTTCTGCAATAGATGCTTGATACTTAGCGATTAGCGCATTTACTAATAGTTCTTTCATTCTTATTCTCCTTTAATGTCTGAAAATTTTCCATGGTTACCTTCATGTGAGGGTGGATACCATGTGTCTGGTTTAATTAAGTCGGGTACTCCAAGTGGATTTGGTCTAGATGGTTTTTCACCGACTTCTTTGTTCATATTTGCTTTGAGTACTTCGTCCCAAGCTTTATAAGGGTCAACTCCAAATGCATCAAGCGTACCGATAGCTACAACACATAGGTCAATTAATCCATCTACAATCTCTTCTGCATCATATTCAGATACAGCTTTACGAGTTTCTTCTAACTCTTCATTAAGAAAGTCAACACGAAACTCAAGAAACTTTTGTAGTTTCTCTGGATTATTTTCTACCCATTGTCTTGTAAGATATTTACCTTGCATTACATGGATATCTTCTACCCAATTTTTACTCATTTGGAAATCCTTGCTGAATGTATACGCCGATGGTACCAATTTGTCCATCAGTCAAACCTTTAGCTGTTCCCCACATCATTGGAGATTGTGGTCCAACTGTTTCACCAGCTTTATATTGTAAAAGCTTACTGATAATGTCATCAGCACTTTGTCCTGCAAGTTTTGGACCGATGCCACCTTGACCTTGTTGGCCATGACATGCTGCACAGGTTTTCCATACTTGTCTGATTTCCTTATAACTATCAAGCTTTTCTTCTGCTTGTGCTGTAAGACCGATAGCAAATAATGTTGCTGCTGTTAAAATTTGTATTTTCATGAGTTTAGCTTTAGCCTCTTTTCTAATTCAGTATATCCACCAATGTTTTCGCCTTCAATTTGAATTTGTGGGAAGGTTCTTGCACTAGGGAAAGTTTCAAAAAATTCTTCAGATGTATAATCTTTACCCATACTCAAATATTGGTATGGTACTGATAATTGTTTACATAGTGATTCAGCCATTACGCAATAACCACAAGAAGGTTTACCATATATTTTTACCATGTTTTCTCCTATACTAATTTAAGTCCGTCGTTACCTGGCATCATAATACCTGTGGTAGCTTCAATAACTTGTCGTTTTAACTCATCGGCAGGTTCTAATAAAAACATAACGTGTTGTTCACCAATTGTTACTGGTCCACGTTTTGCGTAAGGTACAAATGGAACCATTCCAATTTTACCTTCTCCTGCAGGAACTAACAGAATTGCGTCTGTTAATGTGTAGAAGCCTTTATCATATACGACTTCTGCTACAACCTCTTCACCGGTTGATAGTCTTACTATTTGTACATCTTTCATAATGTTCTCCATAATTGTGTCATATTATAACACGTTTGTTTGTATTTGTCAACTAAAAAATAAATCAAGGTTATCAGTCTTTTCAGAAGTCCAGCCAAGAGCTTCAATGATATGCTCTATGGGACTAAGGAATACCTTGTTGAATTGTGTTTCGTAATCTATATATTGCTCGAGTCCAAGTTCAGTTGGTAGAACATTTGGAAATGATATTACATTTTCACGAAGTGGGTTTGGTACTTTGAGATAGACGAACTTAATCTTATCGCCAGACTGCACGGACTCGTATCGTTTACTGAGACCTTTCTCTTTAAGATAATGGTTAAATAATATGCAACCACGAACATGTATTGGGCAACCTTTCTTGTATCCACCCTTGGTCATATACTTCTCGATGTTATCAGTACCTGAGTTACGAGCAACAACCTGTGCAGGTAGTTTAAAGAATTCCTGTTTAAAGTCTGCAATAAATTTTTGTGTTTGTTCTTCGCCTTCGTTTAGAATCACGCTGAAAATTTCACGCATCTTGTCACGACATATCTCTGGAGTAGATGAACGAACACTTTCAAGTCCTGTTACACTGATTTTTGGTTTTTCGTAATGTACGCCTTCTGAGTTGAGAGTATTAAGAATGTATCTCTTTTTAGCAATGAAGATTGCACGGTCATTAATTTTCTCACGCTTCATTACCATCGCATTACGATAGGCACCCATATCAGATGCAAGCGTTTCGTAACCTTCTTCGATAACCTCTTCGATTTTAGTTTGGCATACTTTATCAAGGAACTCTTCTCCAGTCTTGCGATCAATGTCAGTCGTACCATAGACCTTTTCAATCAAGTCTGCAAAGTTAACATAGACCGAGTCAGTGTCGATATAGATGACATAGTCTTTGTCTTTTGTTTTAAGTACTTTGTTAAGATAATTGTTTACAGATTTTTCTGCATATCGAATAGAGAGTTGACCTGATGTCGTAATAGCTTCAGCCATATCATTAATATAGTATAAGAAGTATATGTTTGCTGTAGCACCATAAAGTGAGTTCATAGAAATCTTTATGGACATCTGAGAATTATGTAATTGGTTAGCTTCTGTTTTTAACTTTTTCTTTTCAGTTGGGTCAGTTTCAACTTCAAGTTGTTGTTCAACTGCAAGCATCTGTCGTTTGATTTGAGCACGATTATTATAGTACTCATCAATAATCTCTGGAATGATGCCCATCTTTTTATTACTGAAACATGCACCATTTGCTGCAACTGAGAAATCTTTGTTTGTATTTTTAAACTCACCTTTGAGTATCATGTCTTGAGTTGTATACTCACGATCGTCATGCGAATAAGTTTCAGGTGACATATTGTATTGTAACATCAAGTGAGGATATAGTGAGTTCAAGTCAAATGATACTACCCAAGGATACATTGCAGGTTTAGGGTCTTTAACATAACCACCTACAAGACCAGAG